ACTGGTTTGCCCAATGATACGGCGTATCGAACGGACTCACGAATCTGGTCATCAGTCTTATCAAAGCCCGTCTGCAAATAGATAATATCCGCATCCTTTATATATGCCTCTTTGCCAGACATCCCCGGCGTTAGGTGTACTCCTATAGGTTTGTTTACTCCCTTACGTCTGAGGTTCTGTATTAGAACGCTAACTTCGTTAGCACTGTAATATTCATCACACTCAAGACACACCACATAATGACTAGTAAGATCGTCAACCGCATCAACAACCTTATTTTGGTACTCAATTTGATTTGCTAATCCTTGTTTATAAACTTGTGGGCTGTCATCAGAGATCAGCCACGTGACTGGTGCAATACCACCATCTAGTAATTTTTGATATCTTGCTCTCCAAGATGCTCTGTCTACTCCGTCTACCTTCTTAAACTTCTTGTCGTAGGATCGTGCCATGACATCAGCATGAGTATCTCCATTACCCTGAATCTGCGCTAACACCTTATCCCGCCATGCAGGTGAGGCATCATCACTCATCCAACTCAGTGTGCTGTAATCAGCAGTACCGATAAGAAAGGTACTCTTGAAGTCTGCTATTGCTGTTCCTACGTTTGAATTTCCGGCTATTAAAAAAACAGAGGCTACCAGAAAGCCTAATACAAATCTCACGATTCTATCTCCTTATAATTTAACCCAATCGTCTTCTATAAAAGCGTATATACCTTTGCCCTCTCCGGGGTTCCAATTTGTACCATCAGCGTAACGTATATCCCCGTTCCTTGGTTTTTGCGATCTACCCTCTTCAGAACCCGGCTTAACATTTGTCTCCTCTAGTCTAAGTATGTCTATGTTAAACATGGTATCTGCAAGTCTATTTAGTTCTGTAAATATCCAGTTAGGAACTTGATCTATCTCAGATGGTGCGGGTGATGCAGTCCAACGATTTAAGGACTTCATAACCTTTGAAGGATGATTAGCCATAATTTCTAGAACCCCTTATTCCTCTCTGCTCAACATTGAATTGTACTCCATGAAGTTTCCAGTCAATGTCGGACTCTGACTCAATCTTGATTCCAAAATACTTCCCTGATATTCTACAGGATACTTTAGACTGGGTATTAGGGTTAAACAGAGTTGGACCCTCCCAAGTGATTGGGTCTTCTGGAGACATTTGTCTGCCGACAAAAACCCTAACAGAATCTGTACCTGATACAGACATTTGAGGGTACACTGCGTTTACCCATTTCACTGATTGGGCATCACCTAGATCGTATCCTGTTCGCTCTACGAAGGAGTACATATTTCTAGTATCCGCTAGGTTACCAAAGTTATCCCGGTAAATCTTTACATTGTATTCGTCTGATATAACTATATTCTTTTTGACGTTCTCATAGTTCCTTTCGCCCCACACACCTTCACCAAGATTCCATTCCTGAATGCTAGAGTCCCAGTAATCACCTTCTTCAATCTCCGCTATTCCATAACTAACATGGGCTGAAAATGGTAAGGTTCTAAAACTAAAGGTATTGTCTGCCCAGTTCCATACAACAGCCCTATCAATATATTCGGACCGTTGTGAAGGGTAGCAAGCCCATATCTCATTTCGTGCATGATCTGCTACTGCGTAGCACTTCTCATAACTCTCACCTTGAAGGCTATTATATACGGCACGTTGTACACGTTTGTTTAGCAGCGGAATAATGGTCTGCCCGTTGTTAACGTAGAAATCATTATTACCCATAAAGAAGTGACCGCCCTCAAACTCAACAACTGAGTTCTTACTTAGCGCACCAATAGATGGACTCATTAACTTGAATGAGAAAATGTAGGGAGTTCCTACAAAGTTCATTGCGTAGATGGACTGATCTTTGTATATCATGAATGCGTCACCAAGCGGTCTGCCATCTATGATATCAGAAAAGGTATCTACAAGTTCGTATTCACCTGCATCCAAGGTTGCGTCAGTCTCATCCCAAGAAGATGGTTCTGAGTAGTAAGATGATGCCGTTGACCATTTAACAAGTCTTGGCTCCTTCTCTTTCCTGTCCCAGTTTAAACCCACAAGGTAAGTCTTGTAACTTCTGATAACATCACAACGCTCATTCATCAGCGTTGGAAAGTTTGTCAGGGGTCTAAAACTATTTGCTTCATTAGGAACGCCATTGTCTACTTGCCACATTTGAGGAACGTCAATTCCATTTGTTGCAATTACAATTCCATTGTGATCAGTATGGGTCCACTTATATGATTTACCATTGCCGTTGTAAGGTTGTTTCAAACCTTTGGTAGCACCCTCTAGTATAACCTGAGCATCATCTGGATGATTGTATAGTGCGGGGTTCTTGAGTGTTATTACTCCTGTATCCGTATCTACTCCATCATACTCAAGCAACTCATACTTGTTAGAGTCCTTATCAGCCTTTACGTTGGTTCCAACAATTAAAGTGCCGGAAGCATCCAAAGCGTCAAGAGCGTTCCCGGTATCAACAGTGATTGATTCAGCCCCTGATTCAACGTCACCCGATAGAGTGAGTCCCTCTTGTCTTGTTAGGTTGAACCACTCAGTCCCATTGTATACCGCTATCTCCTCATCTCCATAGACTAGCCAGTAATAGGTGCCGTCAACAGAAAGGTAGGGATGTATATACTTTGGCGGAAATGGGCACCCTTCAAATATCTCACGATATCCTTCAGTCTTGGATACGCCGTTATCCTCAAACCTTACATTTAAACCACCAGACCATGCGTTCTGTGGAATAGCATACGGAGGTGTGTCGGCTATTATCCCATGCTCACTTAAATTTTCAATTGGTACTAGAGCCATTTACATTCCATTAGGTAGGTAAAATCCATCAATATAAAGATTGGCAACATTGGGTGCATCTCCACCTGATTTGAATATCTGCACTTTTGCCTGATTGCTTTCTATATAAGTAATCTGTCTTACGTTAGCCATCACGTGTTCATCATCTAATCCGCCACCACCTGCTTCTACCTTACCTAAGTAATGACCATTCCCACTATTGGATCGAATTCTAAATTCACTTGCCAGTGAGTATGTTGCAGGTGATCTCAGGGATACTGATGCCTGAATCATAATTGGTCCGATTGGTGGTGCAGCACAATCCTTGACCTGCCAACCATTAGCCTTGGTATTGCCCATATGAACCTGATCTTCGTAATGGACGTAATCATTGTTGTGCCAAAACTTTTGAAGCCCACCATTAGTGTTAACCGTAAAGATACATCTGTCATCACCGTTGTACCAACCACGCTTAACAGAATCATAAGTAGGTACATTAGAGTCTATAATAAATTCGTTTGCTGTTAGTGCTACTCCAGATGTTACGGCTGAAGCCTTGATGTATACGTATGAAAAACCGCCTGTCGCTACAACAGTCTTCTCCAGAACCTCATTCCATGTTACTGTTCGACCCTTGCTATCCAAGTCATAGATTCCGGGTTCGATAATAAGTTTGTCCGGGCTACCCCAGATAAAGTTCGCTCTGGAAAATGCACCAACAGTTCGTGTTAATGCTGCTATATCCAAATCTGACCAAGCAGTGTTACCGCTGTCATCTACCTGTAAATACTTTCCCTCATGACCATCTGTGTCAGGGATAATAGGTCCGTCTGATTCAGATGGAAAGGAGTTCTTAAGTACAAACTTGATCAATCTAAGATGGTTGTCACCCTGAGAAATGGCATCAACACCAGTAGGGTTTGTCTCAACCAAATCTTTTACATACATTCCTGATTCTAATGCCATAATTATACCTTGTTATAATTTGTTGTATAGTAAAGTTCTATATCTAGTTTAAATAAATCTTCTAACTCACCAAGTTCTGAAGGCGTAAGTGAATCATAAAACTTCATAGTGTTCTGGTTTACTTGTACAGGGAAAACATTTGGCGTTTCAAAGGTCTTTGTTAAACCTAAGTGATCGTACAGAATATCTCTTAGATTGTCTATCAACTTCCTATCAGAGTCTTCCATGCGAAATATATACTTTAACTTGTCTATCCTTTCACGTGCCAGACTTATATCTGCCGTAAAGTTTTCTATATCGCCATCTAGTTGTATTATATCGCAGCCAGAGTGAGAGATGAATTTTGTTTGGTAGTTTACCAGTTGATGATCAGGGTTTCCTAATATAGTCGGAATAAATTCTTTTATTGGCTTATCCCAATATATATGCAGCCAATGACTTATTGCTCTCTGTATAGGTTCTCTTAGAAACGTGTATCCGAAAACATCTTCAGTATCCAGTAATGCAAACCCCCGGTGTCCGTGGATTGGCATTATATCTCCGTACTGTTTGCCCAGTCTAAGAATCTCAAGTTCCAAAGACTTCTGTACTACCGTGTGTATATTCCGCCCGTTCGTCTTGGGTATGTGGAAAAATATAGTTTTCATCTGTAATTAAAATTTAATACTATTCTCTTTGATACATCTGTCTGATGTACAGCCTGATGCTCTATCTCAGAATTTAGAAATACCATTCTATTCTTTTTGCACTCAACCATTTCGTTACAAAGTTTTAATCCACCATTGTTATCGTTAAGATAATATACCGCTGTCTTGTGTGGTTTAGTATCGTAAGTATCTTTGTGTGGTTCGTTATATGTATCCGACCTGACGTTTAGATTTGCTCTTACGTTAAGCCACTCAGACACGTTTAACTTAGTCTCAAACATTTTAAGTTGTTCAAACTTTGGACAGACTTCTTTGGGTGTTAAAAAATTATGGTACAAATAGAAAGAATCTTTTTCGCATTGGTTTTCAGACCAGTACCAATCAATATTGTTTAAGCAGTATTCTACTATTAGATATTCAAATTGATTTAAAAATCCATCAACTACTCTGTAGGAATCCAATTCTCCTCCTGATCCGACCACTCATATCCACCCTGTTTGTTCAATGTGTTATCATAATCGTAATCAAAAAAAGTGGGGTGTGGCAAAGGTGCTACCCAGTCCCCTGCTGTCTCATCGTATATCCAAGAGTCAAAAGGCTGTGGATTCCTATACTCATAACCTCTGTAATTAATACTGCCGGGACCAACCCGAAGATCGCCGTCCCTGATATCCACGGCTAACTTACATCCAAAAATTTCTTCCTGTATCTTTAGTATTTCGGAATAGTCTTCTGAGTCTGTTTTGAATACCAGTACATTTTTGACAACGCTTTCTTCATCAATAAATATGTAACTGTAGTTCATCCTAGCACCACCACCATTCCATCGCCACCGTTTCTTGCCGGTTGTTTCCAACCGCAACCACCTGCGCCACAGCCCTTTCCTGAGGCGTTTTGATTATGACTTCCGGCATTGCCTGCACCAAATCCAAATATCCCTTCATAAGAAACCGCCGACACAAAGTATGAACCTGAACCGCCACTTGGAATTTTAGAATTACCGTTTTCAGCGTAATAGCCATAGGGTAAACCTAATTGCCCTTTGCCCTCATAACTTCCACCAGTAGCCTCACCATTGGTTCCCCATCTTCCGCCATTGCCTCCGGCTTTAACCGGGTCGCCGTAGCCTCCGTTTCCGCTTCCACTTCCGCCGTCACGACCTGCCTTGGAACTGGTTCCATATATTCCTCCGTTGGCAGTTATGGTTTGACCATTAACGGTTACACTTGTGATGCCTCCATTTGATTGTCCAATACCGCCTGACCCAATAGATATGGTAGCAACATCATTCTTGTTCATGTTGAATGCTGCTTCGGAATAATAGCCACTACTACCGCCACCGCCGTATCCACCGCTTCCTCCATCGGTTGATCCTCCTCCGCCTCCACCTACAATGTAAAACTTGTAAATTTTTGTAGCAGGTGCTACGAAGTTTTCTCCGGTGCTGTACCTAGCAACCGCTTGGGAAACGTGCCAATCACGTGTTTTCCCAGATTCAAAGCCTTCTCCAATATCGTTAATCGCAGTAACTGTCACACTGCATACTGTTCCTGCATCAACAGTAGTTACAGTGTATGGCTTCTGGTTAAGCCCTACGGGAATTTCTCCAAGAAATGCATCACCACTATAGACCTTGATCTTATAACTTGTGATGTCCATACCGCCGTCGAAACCGTCAGTCCAGTCAACTGTAAACTGTCCGATCTCTCCATTGTCTTCTAGAACTATATTATACGGGGCTAACGGCGGGCTTATACCACCAAGCCTCCAAGAAGGCACTCCAAACATTAGGAGAAACTCACGCTAGCAAAGCCAAGCCAAGGGGCTTGCGATCCAAATTTAACTAACGTATAGACATCCCAACCGCTTGATGGTGTAGGCGCAACTCCATTTGCCCACTGAGTATTTGCGGGCCAATCCATAACGCCTGCTCCGTCAACAAAAAGAGTTAGTTGTATAAACTGTTCGTCAAGGGGTCTTGAGGTGCTAACTAATAGGCTGCAAATAGTTTCATTCTGCATGATAATAACATTAGGGTCTTCGTCCAAATTAATAACAGTAGCCCCATTAACAGCACCTAGATTCTTTGTAGTCTCAGCGTACCTATTAAACGTAGCGTCACTAAAGGTTCCCTCAACATCAAGAATAGAAGTCCATTTGGTATTGTTTCCATCGGAGGTTAAAACTTTCTTATTTTTTCCTTTGGGGTCTGGAATCATAGCCTGTTTTGAATCACCGGGAAAACTATTCTTTAGAACAGTCTTGATCATCTGTAAGTGATCATTCCCTTCTGACACAGGGTCAGTCGCCAAGGGATTGGAGTCTACTAATTCCGTTATCCAGTTTGCATTTTCTTTAGCCATTGGCTGCACTCAAGGTTACGGCGATCTCTAGTGTATCACCTGTTAATACTGTTCGTGGCGTAAGGAAGTCTACCGCTCCGTAAAGCACTCCATCAATTCCACCTTTTACATTGCTGCTTGTGATGAACGCTCCCTTAATGGTGTCTTCTGTATTAATAACGAATACCGCCTTACTTCCACTGCTTGTGCAAGACCCATTAACAGCGCCACCAAGATACAGAGGCTGTCTTTCTGATTGAGAGAAGTTTACGTTCTCAGTCCATCCGGTATGGGAAGACATTGTATCATTCTCATTCACAGTCCCCTCATTCTTGAGTCCAATGTACCAAGGGTATCCTGCGTCACCACGCATTGAAATATTCAATACAGCGTTCAGACCATCAATAACAACTCTGTTATTTTTCTCTTCTCTCCAACGCAGATTTCGATCCGTGTCAAAGCATTCAAAAGTCCAGACGTTTTTAAACGCAAGACCCATATCCGTGTCGTGTTTCATTCTCAAGCCTCCATGTGCTTTGAAATTAATTGGGGTAATCAACTTTCTTCCATAAGGTTACTACTTCTTGTTCTTCTTCCCACAATAAGGCAGGAGTTGATTCAATAGTATATTTTGTATTGAAATAGAAATCTGTAACTAAAAAAATCTGTTCCGATCTTGCTTCCATAGCGTGTGTAAAATTAAAGGAAACATCCTTTGAGTAATTTACGCCTACCTGTCCTCCGATCCCTAAAGACATATCAAATACTATTTCTGCGCTAACCGGGGTTGTATCATCCCAGTCAGGTGGATAAGTCTCCCAAGGAATAACGACTGCATCCCAAGGCGCTTCCGTAGCCCTTACATCTGCCTGATCTACCTCAGGTTTGTCAGGAGGACAATGATCTTTAGGCGTAGACATGGCGCACCCTTAACTGTGATCCGCTGTGTCTATCTCTGTTATCCTGATCCTGCATATCCAGAACCGCTGCATCAAACGCTTGCTTCCATAACTGTATACGGTTGTCGTTCATGATAAACGGCTCCGCCTCAAGCAATGCGCCGTAAAGCAGCACATCCGGGGCAAACGTGGTAAACCAGTTTGTTGGATTAGAAGCAGACAAGGGGGGTGAGGATTGATAAAAAAGCATCTCAGCCTCATACTCAGCATCCGGTATTGGTCCCAACTGGACCTCACCTGACACTATGGAATACTGGCAGGGTCTACCCTGATCATTATTTCCATGCATTAGATCAAATATCTCAGGGGTCACATACTCAATGCTTCTGACTTTTCCCCCGGAATTTATCTGGAAGTTTCTCATTTGAATATATCTGGGAGGCAAAGATAACGCCCTTTGACCCGGAACCGTGTTAGCCTTCTGCTTAACTTCCATACTGCGAATGCGTAGGTTCCTGTTTAGCCGGGCTTCTGCCAAGGCAATGAACTCCGGTATTCTGTCGTCCAAGTCATCACGATCAGTCCAGTTACTTACCGCAGTCTTCAATTCTGTATAATTACTTATTGCCATTTAGTTCTGTCCTTGTTATGCAATTTTTCTTAGGTGCTTAAACTCCGGTCCAATTGTTAATTCTGTCATATCTTCCTTGACTCCAATGCTTCCTTTCACCCACACATTAAACGCCAGACTGATTCTATCTTGTCCAGAAACCTTCTCATCCACCATGTGGTGAAGGTCGCTAGGAAACAGTATTATGTCACCGGACTTAACGCTGAACACCCAACTTGGGGAGTTAAACAAATGATAGTTCTCAACCGTCAAAGACAATAGATTCCTATCTTCCCTAAAAAAGGTAATCGTGTCTGAGTCAGTTTCTAGGTAAACAACTCCAGAGATCAGGGAGTTGGAGTGATTATGCCTGTGGTGATAATCACCTACACCCGTCCTATTCAACCAACTCTGGGTTAGTACTGGCGACACTGAGTTTACAGTGGTTATAACCTTATTCCAGTAATCACCAATAACTGACTCAACGCTTTCCTTCAACTCTGGCAGGCGATCAAGAATGTACACATCAGAACTGGTTGAATTACCAATACTTCTATGCCAATCACAATCCTGCCAAACCTTCTTCTCTTCCTCTGTCCATCCCCGGCTCATCTCTGTCCGGTATATAGGAGTTGGGAATATGCCCGTTATACTCCCCTCATTAACCATTCATCTTCCTTAAGTCGTTCGTATGGCTTTGGTCGCTTGGTCCGTCTAGGACGTTCCTTATCCTTGGTCTTCTTCTCCAGACGCTTGCGCCTAGAATCTTTATCTCTAGTCATTGGTCATAATTAAAATACTATAATATAGATTGGAACTTCGTTCCAATCTTAAATATAAAGTTTACGAAGTAAACTCTATATTTATGTTTAAACTAGTATCCCCCTCTAAAGGGGATACGTAGTTTAAACACTTAGGTTAACCTTATATCTTTGATTAA